TATATCCAGGGTGCTTTCTGCTTGGGAGCAGCCAGAGGACGTGAAGCAAGACGCAGCTTTCGAGTATCTTTGTCACGGTCAACAATGAATTTCGGCACACGCTTCATTGCAAAGGTGTGATACTCGTTGTCGGGCTCAATCTGGGTGATCTGCGCATACATCATGTGACCGCAATTAGGCGCTGTAACCATAGCGCTCTTAGCAGGGAAATAGGGCTTAGTTATTCCGTCATCGTCCACATAAGTTTCGCGTACGACAAAAATGTCAAGGTCGAAACCGCCAAAATTCAGCCTGCCAAGCCAAGATACGCCCGGGGTCCTGAGCTGCGGAGCAATTTGACCGTATTCCATACGCCTATTATCAAGAAGTTTGGAGAGCTTATCGTCATTCTGAATGAATTGAGCAACAGCGGAACCGATTACCAAATCAGTTACCGGCAGTCCTCTTTCAGCCAAATCAACACACATAGCTACGACATCACCCATGAAGTTGCCACCTGTTTCATCCCATTTGTTTGCTACAGTATAGATAGCAGGGTTACCTTTTGTGGTGTCGTAGTAGTAGATATAAAAGGGTTCACCTTTTGTGGTGTCGTCGATGTAAGCAACAGCCGAGCAACCATTGTTAATCATCGTCTGAGCAGCCATCCACTCTTCACGGCGGGTGATCCTTAAGTCAAGATCAGTAAGGTCCTGCAACTGCAGTGCAGCTGCTCGCTCAGCAGGTGTTGAACCAACATAAAGAGCTTCTCCGTATCCCCTCTTGCGCAGATCATCCATTGTCAAAAAGCGAGAAGGCGCAATATACGGAGCCTCAATTTCGTGAACTTCATAGCCCTTTCGTCCAATAGGGATATCACCCTTGCGCTGAACCACGAATGGAGCAAGGCGCCTGTCTCCTTCTCTATATTCAACTAAAACTTTATCCGCAGCAAAGATATCCGTCTCCGGATTGGTTGGAAAGTACCGGTCACGGAAGAAAGTGGCCGGAGGTACAATTTCCTGCACCACACCAGCCAGGTAATAGGTATCAAAGAAATCAATGTTATTCGGCATAGTTCTTTCCTCCTTGCATTAGTCATGTAATACGATTCCAAGGTAGATGCCACGCTCGCGCAGCTTATCCTTATCGTCTTCAGTCATGGTATATCCAGACTTGACGATAAGGGCATCTACATTGAAACATCCGGCAGTGTAGACTGCAACATCGACATCAGCATCGGTTCCGACGGTTACATCGTCGCAAAGGATACAATCAGGGGTAAGTGTTTCATTTTCGATTGCCTCTGTACCCAGAATGACGAGTTTACCGTCGCCTGCTGTACCAGAAGATTTTGCAAGTACAGTGCCGCGTGCATATGTGGTTTCAGCAGCAAGCTTTCGAAGAGTACCGGAGTTGACATGAACCGGCGGGGTAATTCCGGCGATCAGGTTGTCATATGACATATCGCCGACTTTTCTGTTGAGAATAGCCATTTACTTATCCTCCTTTTTCTGAATTTTCCTTGCGTCAGCACGGCCTTGTGCCATACGCTGTTCGGGTGTAAGCGGTTTGTCATCATCATCAGCAGCAGGAACAGCTTTGACATCATTGGCGCCAGACGCATTATAATCGTCTTTGAGATTGTCCAGAAATTTCTTTCCCTGTTTCGCTTGCATTTGCATAGCCCGGAAAGCCAACTCCTGAGCTGAACAAGCTTTTTCTCCGTATTTTGCTTCTTTCACCAGGTCAGGATCGTTGATTGCAGATGCAATTTCATCAATCTCCTGCAAACGCTTCCGCTCTGCCTGAACTGCTTCATTAACAGCCTTCTGTTCTGCAGCTTTCTGGTCAGCAGATGCGGCAGCTTTTGCCTCGGCTTCGATCTGTTTTACCAGCTCCGGGTATTCAGCCCTAAGCTCTTCAATAGTTTTTGCCATGGTTACATTTCCTCCTTCTTCGCTGCCGGTTTCTGCCGGCATGTTATTATTTGTCTTAACCGGCGCACTTGCACCGGGGTTGACCGTTTGAATATATTCCGGTAACTTCGAGGGAAGCGGACTCATTAACCGAATCGCACGCCCATTCACATAAATAGTGCTTCGGTCGGCACTGGCTGCGATACTGACCGGTTCAGCATCATCCAGTAATTCATCTGCAAAACCTTTGTCAACAGCTTCTTTGCCTGTCATATATGTGGTTTCAGCCATCAAGTGCTTAATTACTGTTTCCGAAAGATTGGTTTTGCGCTTATAAATTGATACCTGGGCTTTGTCCCAGGCATCATTTGAATCTGCTATCTGCCGCAGCTCGTCTGCGTTATACCAGCCAAACAGGAGGCGTATGCACTTATGTATCATGATGATGCTTGAGGGGTTAACGCGTACCGTATCACAAGCACACATGATAAGCGAGCCTCCGGACATTGCCATTCCATCCACGATACAGATCAGTTTTTTGCCTTTTGCTGCAAGTTCTCTGAGCCGATTGTGGATGAGTATAGCAACACCGGCATCGCCACCGATGCTGTTCATGCGTATAATAATTGTCTTTGCATCCTCAATGGCTTTGAGATCCTCCAGGAATTCACTTTGAGTTATAAATTCTCCTTCGATTGGTTCTCCCCACCAATCTGTGGGCTGCTGCTCCACAATTTCACCATACATGGTTATCTCGGCAGTATCACCGTTGACAATAGCCATAGTGTAGCAGTTGCGTTCAATCTTAATATTGGGGGGCTTTTTTCCAAACACGCCTGACAAAATATTAGGCATCCGTTTCACTTCCTTCCGTATCATTATCAGCAAGCGTGGCCATGTAATTGCCGCCGCCGGCTTTTTTAAGCAGCTCGTTTTCTCTTGCAAGCTGTTCCAAGTTTTCTTCCCAGTCTCCGCCATCCATCTCGACAGTAACCTGTTCGTGCGTCTTAAATCCGCGGTCGACATACATAATTGCGGCCTTTGCCTCTTTGGTCGGATCGAGCTGTCCTTGTGCCGGGCCTATCCATCGAGCACCACACCAGGCCATACGGATCAGCGGGTCACTGAAAAACCCGGGTGCATTTATGCGTCCCCGGGCCACGGCCTCTGTTAACCATAGTTCATATACCGGCTGGCAAAAGTCATTAACAAACCACTGCCGGCGCATCTTGAAAGCTTCCCACGCATGTAGCAAAGCCCCACGGCTTGCTGAATAGCTTGAATTGAAGTTCTTGAGAAGAATATCTTTCGGAATCTCAAGGGCCGCTCCGATAAGCTCGCATATTGTTTCGACAAAGTCTTTGAATCCGGAAGTTGGTATATTGGGATTGCCGAATACGATATCTTCATTTTCCGCCAGGTGATTAACCGTACCTGGTCCCATTTCATATTCATTCTCGCTTGTTGAAACCTCTGCAGGCTCTTCACCGTCCAGCCCGACAATATCTCCACCGGCTTCATTTACCGGAATTTCCGTTTGGTCTGTGTTTGTCTTTATCCATGCAGTGAAGAATGACTGTACCAACGCTGCCATAAGCTCACTCTCCGTATAACGGCGAAGCTGCAGCAGCTCCTCAATAACCGGTGCTAAATACGTTACGCCCCGGTACTGGTCAGGCCGCTCCGAATCCATGATGTGCAGAATATTTGGCAATCCGGTTAATTCACCGTATGCAGGAACACGTACCCATTCTGTTTTTTCAGTTGTCAGTTGATACGGGTATGTATTTCTGATATGGTACGCTACAATCATGCCTTCCTGGTTCACTTCAACACCGTCATATATTCGGTTACCATCCTTTGTTTTACCATCTGTAGTACTTGATGAGGTAAGGGTAATACTGTCTGTTGGTGTTGAAACGCGGTCAGCTTCTATCAGATGAATGCGCAGGGAGTAGGGGGATGTTTTTGTCGGTTCATACCGTTTAATCAGCGCAAACACATCACCACTCATTAACCATGATTGGAGTGCGAGCTGCTGTAAGCCAGCGAAGTCGTTAACACCAATAGCATCACAGTTTTGCTTGTGGTTCGCCCAGAGAGCAAATTCAGCTTCGGTCCTGCGCTGCCACTCCTTTGCTGCTTCCGGTGTCAAGCCTAAAATATCACGATCAATCCTGGATCTGAATTGTAATCCCATCCCGATTATGCTGGTACGGTTTGTCTTTATGGCCGAAGCTGCAACAGGGGATGCCATATAAAGTATACGGCCACGCTGCCGGAGCGTAGCATTATTCCAGTCAATATCCTCTCGCGGACTGCCGCTTTGAGCCGTGAATGCTTTGAGGGCTCTTTTATAATAACTTGCCCCCGCTTCACTATAACCCTTTGCCTGCGGGCGTCCGCCGCGTCGGCTTATATGTTTATTGCTCAATTT